ACATACTAAAGGGTGGGCATGGTGGAGAACCATCCATAATATCTAATTCATACTTTTTTAGTCCGGTCATCTCCATAATCTTCTCACCCGTGACATTTTTAATATCACCACAAATATGTGGAGTTCCTGGCCAGTTTGCAAGATATGTATCAACTGCTACTTGCTGGAACTCATTCACAAATTTACAATCACCACCAGCAAGTTTATAACCACAAGAAGAACCACCACCGCCGGCAAAGAATGAAATGTAAGTGAACCTTTTACGAGCTGAACTTTTCTCCAAATCATCTAATGTGTAACGATAATATCTCACCCAAAAAATTCCTCTAAACTATTCTGCGAACCATAACTGTCATCAATGTGCCAAAGTATTTTTTCTGTGATGAATTTCAATGGTTCAATAAAACTCTTCTCGAACTGTGTATCATAGTCTATTTTACTCACAATGTCAAGTTCTTTTGGAACTTCTGTCATAAAAGAAAAGGCTGATGATTGATATATGTTTGGTTGTTTCATATGAATAAAACGAATTTTGTCACCTTCTTGTATAAGAGGATATTTGTTTTCTAGTTTGTGTTTGCTCACCAGATGATTATACAATATTGCACCTTTCACATGAATAGGAGCACCCTTACCAAACAATGACGATTCACCTTTAAACTTTTGCACACCATTACAACTTCTTGGATACGCAATTTCTTTTGGGTCAAGTTTCATAAACTCTTCACGAAAATCTTGTATAAAATCATTTAACATTTTCTCATCACCACTCATAATAATCTTGAGTGCTGATTTAATCTTATCACGGCATGGTGCAGGAGTTGATGACTTGACTGCTTCAATACCCATGATTTTCAGTTTTGGTTCTTTGTATCGAACACCTTCCATGTCATAAACATTTAGAATATATCTTTTCTTTGCAGTCCATATACCTTTATCTGCAATTGCCTCTCTTCCCATTTCCATCTTTTGGGAATATGCATTCATTGTTTTAGCAAGAACTTTGTAAGAATTATCAATAAATGGTTCCAACTTCTCTTTTGCAATTTTATCCAAGAAGGCGATAACTTTTTCAGTTTCAGCTCCCTCATCAAACACTTTATTAACCAATTTGTCAAAAGTGATATATACAGAGTCCGTATCTGACGCAACAACATAATCAATCTCCTTTGTTTTTAGAATCGTGTTAAGATAAGTGTTAATACTTTTTTCAATCCATCGAATAGATAATTGACCAGAAGTTGTAATTGCTGTAGCAACCATAAGATCATAATACCGAAACCAACTATTCCCAATTGCCCCATAAACTGAATTGAGAGAAATCTTTTTTGCCATTTGGATATTGTTATATCGGGATATATCTTTGAGAAGTTTTTTGTCTCCAGTGTCTTCAAATTGTTGTCTAGCTTCAAGCGTAAGTTTTTTATACTTGACTCTATCATTATACATATTCTCCATTAATTGCGGCAGAAATCCTTTCGTGTCTTTCCGAAAAAATGCACCGTTTGGAGTCATACACAATGAAGATTTGTTTGTGGTTTTACCTTCTAGGATTTTATCAACCATACCTTCAACAATGTCGTCTCCACTATTCACCAAAGTTTCTGGTGAAATATTATATTGCATAATCAAATGAGGATACAATGAATTCAAATCAAAAGACATTATCCAATTATGCATACCAACTTGTGGAACTTTTACATAAGCACCCTCAAATTTTTCAGTCTTTTTTGATTCCGTTTTTCTTGGAATAACAATATTCTTTTTTCTTAGATGATTGTAAATTACAACATCCCAATAACGAACTGTACCAAGAACATCAGTATAATTAACTTTACCATCATAAGCCATAGTCAAACACAACTCAATCAGTCGCATTTTGTCTTCTAGATTATCGACAATCTCAACGTCTTTGATGTTGTATTCAATGAAAGATTGATAATCTTTTTGATACCATTCTCTGAATGTCTCATATGGATTACCGTCTTTACGTTCACCCAGTTCAACAAATGCAATATGATCCAGTGTGTAACGTTCTTGGTTTGTGTATGTAAACTTACGATACAAGTCAAGATAGTCAAGAGCAGCAACACCATAGATATTGTAAATCTGATGTTTACGGCCCATCTTATAAACTTCACGCTCTTGAACTTGTTGCCAAGGCGATAGACGGTTTATTGATTCTTCACCAAAGATATTTCTAATACGATTACAAAGATATGGAATATCAAAGAATTCTGTATTCCATCCTGTAATTACATCAGGACACATTAATTGCCAATCATAAAGAAAACGTTCAAACAAATCACGTTCATTATTACAATGAATATAAGTTACATCTTCACGAGTGTTTTCGAAAGAATGTAATCCCCAGACTTTTATTTTCTTGTCTTGATGATTTTTTATCGTGATTGAAAGCAATGGTTCTGCTGCATCTTGGGGATTTGGAAAACCATTTTCACATTCAACTTCAATATCAATCGTTACAATTAATAGTTTGTCTATATCCCATTTAACATCATTTGGATGTTGGTCAGAGATATAACAATAATTGTATTGATTATTACCAAACACAATGTCTTGGTCTTTTCTGTCGTTATACCAATCTTTAGCATCACGAATAGAATCAAATTTATTAGGCCGAACATGTCTACCGTCGAGAGTCTTGTATCCTGTTGGTTTATTTACAAGATCAAACAGTGTTGGTTCATATCGAATTCTTTTTTGTACTCGTTGATTATTTTCAACTGCTCTTACAAGAAGAGTGTTGCCCCACTGAATAACATTTGTGTAGAAGTTCATTATAAAAGTATACCATGATTGATATTATTTGTCAATGGTAAATGGTGTAGTAACGATATATTTTCTTGCTGGATTTACCATCACATTTAACATTCTCATTGTTTTTCTGTTTAACAAAACATCTGTATTAAAGTCATCTCTATTATCTAATCCAAACGTAATTTTACCATAAGAGGAACCAGCAAATTCAAATTCCAACTCGATCAAATATCTTTTATCTTCTCCACCCCCTGTTATAGAAACATAGTATCCAACTAACTTAGTGGTTATAGTTTTTTCACCATGAGTGAATGTAATTTTTTTACCGTTAATCTCTACATCTTCTGCATGAAGAACAGAGTATCTAGCATTACCTGTATCAAACTTTGCAATTAAATCACCAAACGGTTTTAATGTAACAATTTCTTCCCAACCACATTGAGTTGGCACGGTATATCTATTATCTGGATTTGCATAGTGATCAATAACCTGTTTGACTATATTTTTTCCAGTTGCTTCTTCAACACCCTCTGTACCTGGCGAATGATTTACCTCTAAAATATATGGAGGGTCTTTCTTAGGATTTTTTGAGGGAATAAAATCTACAGCAGTCCAAGAACCATCGATTGCCTTTGAAGCCAATAGACACTGTTCTATTTCTAAATCAGTCAAATCGTATTTTTTGACCTTTGCACCTTGAGAGACATTTGATCTGAAATCACCTTCTATAACATCTCGTTTCATAGAAGCGATAATCTTGCCACCTAAGACAATGACTCGTATATCTCCATCAGTCTTAATATATTCTTGAATCAATAAATCTACATCATCGTTTTGGCTGTAGAGTAATTGAACTAAAGATTCTATTTGGCGTTCTGATTCAATAAACAAAACACCAACACCCTTGGAGCCTTCAAGAGTTTTCATTATAATAGGAAACTTGGTATCTAATGATTCAAGTGCATCTTTCCAAGTGTTCTGATTAGGAATAAGAACAGTCTTTGGCTGTGTCAAACCAAAGTCTTGCAACTTGACATAGGTTCGATACTTATCAGAAGATAGCTCAACAGTCTCTCGACTGTTGACCATACAAACACCAATTTTTTCGAGACGCGATAGTAAATCGAGGTAACTCTTCTTTAGTCGAACAGAACCACGAACAATGGCAACAGTATCATTAGAACTTATTTCAAATCCTTTTTTGTCATCATCATTATATATTCTATATATACCATCATCATAACTAATAATTGCACCTTCAACCTTGACAACATAAACTGAATGGCCAGACTTTTCTGCTTCATCTGTAATTCTCTGTGCAGTATGAAACAGTTTTTCATTATCTGGTTCAGCTGAGATGACAAGGACACGATATTTCTCGTCTTTTGCTTCTGTGATGAATGATTTAAACTTTTCCATTAAACTCTACAAATTTTGTTATCATTGATACTTGAGCATCAACTCGTTTGTTTATACTTGTATTTAT